ATGAAAAAGATAGCTGCTATATCATTAATTAGTATTTTTATTATGTCTGGTTGTGCTGTGCATAATGATGAGACAAGTATCGGTAAATTTGGTCTTGCATATAAAAGTAATATTCAGCGTAAACTCGATAACCAATACTACACCGAAGCCGAAGCTTCTTTAGCCAGGGGTAGAATATCTGGTGCAGAAAATATAGTAAAAAATGATGCAACTCATTTCTGTGTTACTCAGGGCAAAAAAATGCAAATAGTTGAGCTGAAGACAGAAGGTGTAGGATTACATGGTGTCGCTCGTCTGACATTCAAATGTGGAGAGTGAGAATATTTTTTGGTAAGCGTCAAATATGCGCGTTCTGGCTGTGCGTAGCCGGAACCTGTGGGAGCACGATGCCGATAAGTGAAAGGCATCGTGCTATGAAGGAGGATTCTATCGATGTGGTCAATGGAAGACGGTTACCAGAGATAGGGCTTATGCATAAAAAAATAAGCCCGTGTACCCGCCCTTTGAGTACGACTATAGACCTGAATACGCTTGGAGCCGCCGAACATCTTGGTTTATGGCGTAACAGTAGCTCGGCTATAGCTTCATATGAACGCAATTATCCAGAGGAAGGCGGCTTTGCTCAGGGGATGCTTGAGATCCTCGAAGGCGGGAATTATGGAAGAACGCAACGTTATACCACTCGCCGTGGAAATATGTATGTCCGCTGCCTTGCGGCAAGCTGGGATGTATCAAATCCGCAGTGGGAACCGTGGTTAAGAGTCGGTCATCAGTCAGAGAGTCGTTATTACGAAGGTGATTTAAATGTTCTAACCGACCCCGGTATTTACAGTGTTACAGGAAAGGCAACAAACGGTCCGATGCTGGACACCGTTGGCGCGACACTACTTGGGATACTGGAAGTAATCAGACGTTTTGATGGTGTGTCTGTCTGGCAGCGTTACACAACCACAGGGAAATCAGAAACCACACAGGGACGCACTTTTGAGCGCGTCTACGCCGGGAGCAAATGGACCGAATGGCGAGAAGTATATAACTCCTTTTCGTTGCCTCTGAATCTGGGCATCGGTGGCGCAGTGGCAAAACTATCCAGTCTGGACTGGCAGACCTACGATTTTGTGCCGGGCAGTCTGATAACCGTGCGGCTTGATAACATGACCAACATTCCCGACGGTATGGACTGGGGCGTCATTGATGGCAACCTGATAAACATCGCAGTTGGTCCGAGTGATGATTCCGGTACGGGACGCTCAATGCATGTATGGCGAAGCACTGTAAGTAAAGCCAACTACCGCTTTTTTATGGTGCGCGTTTCAGGAAATCCGGGAAGCCGCACGATTACAACAAGACGAGTACCAATCATTGACGAAGCCCAGACATGGGGCGCGAAACAGACATTCAGTGCTGGCCTTTCTGGTGAACTGTTCGGCAATGCTGCGACAGCAACAAAGCTGAAAACAGCCCGTAAAATTAATAACGTTTCGTTTGATGGAACATCAGATATTAACCTGACGCCTGAAGATATTGGTGCATTGCCAATAACGGGAGGAACTCTTACCGGCGGTTTAACTGCTGCTGGCGAGATTATTTCCAAATCGGCGAATGGTCTTCGTATTGCCTATGGCAACTATGGATTCTTTATCCGAAACGATGGTTCAAGCACATACCTCATGTTGACCAATTCGGGCGACAGCCTGGGAACATGGAATAGTTTAAGGCCGCTTACCATTAATAACGCCAGTGGAGCTGTTTCTATCGGTAATAGTTTAACTGTTAATGGTGATATAGGAACCAATGCTTGGGTATATGCAAATCGTTTTGCAATTAATAGCAGTACCGGAATGTGGATAAATATGCGTGACCAGAATGTTATTTTTGGACGTAATGCGGTATCCACCGATGGTGCTCAGGCATTGTTACGTCAGGACCATGCTGATCGCAAATTTATGATTGGTGGTCTGGGGAATAAGCAATTTGGCATCTACATGATTAATAATTCAAGGACAGCCAATGGCACCGATGGTCAGGCGTACATGGATAATAACGGGAATTGGCTTTGCGGTGCGCAAGTTATTCCCGGCAATTATGGTAATTTTGACTCACGCTATGTGAGAGATGTCAGACTTGGCACACGTGTTGTTCAGACCATGCAAAAAGGCGTGATGTATGAAAAATCAGGTCATGTAATCACGGGGCTTGGTATTGTCGGTGAAGTCGATGGTGATGACCCGGCAGTATTCAGACCTGTTCAAAAATACATTAACGGAACATGGTATAACGTATCGCAGGTGTAATTTATGCAACACTTAAAAAACATTATTGCGGGAAATCCAAAAACGGTTGAGCAATATAAACTGACAAAGAATTTTGATGTTATCTGGTTATGGGCCGAAGACGGAAAAAACTGGTATGAGGAAGTAAGTAATTTTCAGGAAGACACGATAAAGATTGTTTACGACGAGCATAATATTATTGTCGCCATCACCAAAGATGCCTCCACGCTTAACCCTGAAGGTTTTAGCGTTGTCGAGGTTCCTGATATTACCGCCAACCGACGTGCTGATGACTCAGGTAAATGGATGTTTAAGGGTGGTGCCGTGATTAAGCGGATTTATACGGCAGATGAACAGCAGCAACAGGCAGAATCACAAAAGGCCGCGTTACTTTCCGAAGCGGAAAGCGTTATTCAGCCACTGGAACGCGCTGTCAGGCTGAATATGGCGACGGATGAGGAGCGCACACGGCTGGCTGTATGGGAACGCTACAGTGTTCTGGTCAGTCGTGTGGATCTTGCAAATCCCGAATGGCCGGAAATGCCGCAATAAGTTGTATGAGCTCTGGAGTGAGCTAACGTATCGATAGCACAGAGTAAAGCCTAATCTGACAGTCCGCTCTGTGCTAGGTGCAGACATAGCTTAGAGCAGCTTGTGTAAATCTGCAGGGACGAGCTTAAAGAAGCGCCGCCTTCATAGAAGGCAGCATTTTACATTTGTCTACTATCAATACCTGAACGTGCTGCTTCCATGAAGTTGATCCTTCCTGCTGGCATACCAAATTTTTTGTATTTATAACGAAAATAGGCCGACATACGGTCTTCATGCGTTGATATAATTATCTGACGATCTCGGAATTCAGTTCGTAGTAACTCGACAAAGCCAGCTACATTAATTTCGTCCAGTGTCTGAACAGGATCATCTACGAGCAATAGAGAGTGCTTGGCGTACCGCTGATTCAAGGCAAGAGTAAATGATAGTACCAATGCTGAAAGCTGGCCCGAACTCATGGAAAAGACGGCATCATGCTCATGCCCTGGTGTTTCATTGAAGGCGATAGAATTACCATCATTTTCTATGAAGATACCCAGCCCCTGCTGATAACTTTGCATAAGGCGACCTGAATAGATATGAAATAGAATCTCAATCTCTTTAACTATAGATTCGAGATACGATCTTTTCTCACTCTCATAAATTCTTTTGATTTTCTGTAGATGACCTTTCAGTTTATCGGCCTTTCTAATTAATATTTCAGCTTTATTATACTCCAACTCACATTCCGAGATGTATTTAGATAAAGCAATGGATTGTTGCTGCCCTAAATAAGTTTTTTTCAATTCAAGTCTTGAGGGGGTGATATATTTAACCGAGAGGGGGTCGTTATTAAACACTTCACGAAAAACTCTCTCAAAATCATCATGGATACAGCTGTCGTCAACTGGTTTAAATATTTCACGAACGCGACGCTCGAGTTCATCTATCGCGAGTTGTGTTACAGGTTCAAAATTATCGCACAGTAAGTCCTGAAATATAACCCCCCCAGCTAGTAGTTGTTTATAATAATTTTCTAACCACAGGATTTGTTCTTCTGATAAACTTGTTAGTTGGCGCTTACGCTCAATACTTTCTTTCTCTTGCACCAGATATGTCTGCAGTACAATTTCAATGGGCTCCTGCCAGTTGCGTCTGAAATTGGCTAGTGCTTGTGAGAATTGATCATTCTGTTGCTCGGCTAAATTTTCTAGAATTATACGTTGGTTTTCAATTCCTCCAAGCAGAGCATCAGCCGTTGGCCAAGGATGTCCACACGTAGGGCAAATATTTGTCAAATCGCAGTGAGATTCATGCTTCCTGAAAGCACTTACCATTTGCTCGCGTGTTTGTAGCAGCGCCGCATAGCATTCCTGAACTTTATCTGAATTAGCTAACTGCAATTTGAGCCCGGCTACCTGTTGATGAAACTCCTCCGGCGATAGGGTTTCCGGGAGGAGAGTGACCAGTGGAGCAGTGATCACCAAACGATCTTCATTGATAGCCTTTATTGTATCTTTAAATGCGTCACTTAGTGCTAAGGCTGATTCAAAACAAGCAACGTCATCCTGCCATTTGTTCCTTTGTTCAATAGATTGATAATACATCAAAAACCGCTGTTGTAGCTCCTGTTTAGGGAGGAGTTTCTTTATCAATTCATTATTATATAGCTGATTTTCATATTGTTCGAAATTTTCAGTAAAACGTCGGACTCGGAATAACTCTCCATCTGCAGATAACCACTGTTCGAATTGCTGTGCATCAACCTCCACAACATCACGATCCCATGGTTGATCTGTAATTGCGATAATCCTTTCATATGCAACAGAACTATCTGCTGGTAGCATCTGCTGCTTAGCTAGGTCCCATTTATCTTTAAGTTGTTTCATTTCGGCATATTTCTGTGGATTACACAATTTACCGATTTTGGTTGATGCCAAGTTAATATTACTAATTTTGTCCTGAATGTCTCCAATATCGAACAGATGTGCAATCTGGCTCTGTCTATCTTTTTCCTTTTGTTTTAGCAACCGAGTGTTTTCTTCTTGCTCAACATAATGAAACAATTCAAAATCACGTTGATACTGATCTCCTAGTAAGGCAGAAAGGTATGATTCTTCTTGCGAAATAGCTTCACCTCGCTCCGCGTTGAAATCGGCTAATTCATAAAGAGGAAGCCTTAAATCAGCTACGCCTTTATGTTCATCTAGAACTGCTTTGCTGGCTGCTCTCTCGAGAAAACAACTACTCCCATCAACTAAGATCTCGGCACGGATTGAAAGCCAATCATCATTTCTCGCTTGTTTGAATAACCAAGGACAGCCAGTTTTCAAGCTTCGTCGATCTATTGTAAGTTTTTCGAGTTCAATATAGCGCCGGATTTTTCCTGTCAGTAGCAGTTCTAGTGCATCAAAAAAAGATGATTTACCGAAACCATTGGGACCATCAAGAACAATGAGATATTCACTTTCAAGAGTTAACTCTAGTTTCTCAAAGACTTTAAAATTACGTACTTCTAGGCGTTTAACAATCAATTTCATAACCTGCCTCAGATAATTTATCACCCATGGAAATTAATAGATCTTCCGGTAATACATCCTGTGATACAATCTGAGCAGCTAAAGAATCAATAACTGAGTCGAATGTAGTTAATAGAGCAGGGTTATCCGTGCGCTGAATTTTTTCATTAATACTTCGTTCAAGGCTAGCTAAATCAGAATTACCAAAGCTATTAACTGCTATAAAAGGCAGTTTTATCACAAGTCTGTATAGTAGGCTTTGCCATCCACCTTGTAGGTAATGAGATTTATATTCGGTAAAGGTATCAGGAGAAGTAATCAATTCGCGAAAGACTGCTGCGAGTCCTTGGGTATCAACCTGCTGGTATAAAGCTTCAAGCTCTGCGGTAGTATATGGAAGTACGTGTTTCTTGAAGAAATAACTATCTTCTTCCGCATGATGAACTCTTTTACTACAAAGCACACTTGAGCTGTCAGTGTTCCATACAATCAATAAATTAATGTTTTTCTCAAGTGCGGGATCGGATGTGGCTTTTTTACATTCATTCAACCACCCAGCTTGGATTTCAGGTGTAATTATCGGCTCACCAAAGACTACTAACCAGAAATTTTTCTTACCCAGTGTACTGTATTCGTATAACGCCAAGTCTGTGGAATGTTTACGCGTCAGTCCTTCTGATTCCAACAATTGCTCAATTAGGTTCTGCATCTTTCAAACTCTCAGGTACATTGTTTAAAGAAACCATAGCCACCTTCTTATAATTCCCGATGCGGTTTTCCCTTAGTAATTCGTGTTCAATGGTATCCACTCCCTCAGTGGCGTCGATACCTACGAGTACGTCAGAGATTGAAGGTCTGTCTATGGCGCTGGTGATAAGTACACCGCCCTCAAATAAACATTCTACATCTTCGCTAATTGCCTGTTGCATGATGTCATGACAGATACTTTCCTGATGCTCTACAGCATGGTGGATACCTGTTGGATAATAGAAAAGCCCATCATTTAGCCAAGAGAATGCAACACCAGAAACTTCATTTCGTGCAGCCTGAACTAGTTTCCAGAAAATTGTAAACATCCCAAGTCGCATTGCATCACGATCAAGTGATTGTTCCTTAAATTCATCAAGAGTTCTAAAACGTCCCTTTTTATGCGGCATCGTTGCTCTCAGGAATGACTTCATTCCATCAACATCCAACGCAGTGATAGCAGCCAGATAGTCATCTAACTTTTGACATGCTGCTTGGGAGAAGCCGTCTTGGCGATCACAAAACTCTTGGTAGTATGTGCCAATATCAATCTGCAGGCGGCTAAGGAAGAACGCTTCATTCTCAAACGGAGTATAATCGTTTGCTTCGATTACACCATACAACTCAGAAAACTCGATGAATTCGCCAGCTGCGATTGCCGTCTGATGACGCACAGACTCGTGTATCCGACTATGGGTCATAATGACTTTTGAATTTACTATGGCTTCAAGCGTGTTCTGAATATTTGCAACGAGATGAATCTTCCAGGCGGGTAGTACTGCGATATTAGAAAGTAGGCTGGTAAGTTTATTCCTAATCAATCTGTCCACCTCACTCAGTGGGCAAAAGGATTGTGTGGCATTTCCTTCTACATCAGGTGGAATAGGGTAAGCATAAAATCTCACTGGTCCATAGTCAGCCTCAAATGTTGCCGGAACGTTCATTACTTCGCGAGCCACATGGAAATAAGCGAGCTGCACACCTCGCTCCCTCGCACTATCCCGTTGGGTAGTGATGCCATCTCTGTAGGCGGAAAAGCGCGTGTCTTTGTACGCTTTGACCTGATGCATTGACAGGCATTGCTGGTGACGAAAAATTGCGAAATCATCCTGGCTTTCTAGCTGCAGTTTCAAATCTCGGTTCGCTTCATAATCTGAGGACATCATCTTCAAACAGTGGTACAGCGCCAGCTTGCCCTGATAGACAAATCCACTCCACGTAGAGATGGCTGTGTGTGGAAAAACTTGAGGAACAACTGCCATGAGATCCCTTATCACTTTAGATTCACATCATTGGGACATTCTCAGCACGGAGACTCTTCCCATCCTCTAACGATATATAGCCTATTGACATATAAAATACTCTTAGTATTTTCGTGGATATTGTTCTATCCCCTAGATTTACATGCTTGTTGCTTATCATATCCTTACACTGAATCTTCGTTGGTTTGGTCAGCATCTCTAACCAGTCCCTCACGGAGAATTACTGCAACAATACAATTGTCATAAAACCTTCCGCTTAGAAGGGAAAATGTCAACTCAACAAAGTGGTTGGCCCACTATTGATTAATAAACAATACTAGTAATGCTTCCATCGGCTGTAAGAAAAATTGAGGACTTCCGCTCCTCGCTCAAAGCAGGCTATCAGACTTGATAGCGTTTTGGCTATGTAAATTGTCAGTTGGAAAATGAGTGAGTACAAATCAGGACAGGCGGGCGAATTGCCCGCCTTTTCTTTATCTGTTGTTTCATCCACTGACCAGCCAGGTCAAATAGCGTCTCATGCACTGTCCAACAGAAAATAGTTGCACCCATTAACCACGGAGTTAAACGGATGAGTGACTATCATCATGGCGTGCAGGTGCTGGAGATTAACGACGGCACCCGCGTCATTTCCACCGTATCCACCGCCATTGTTGGCATGGTCTGCACGGCCAGCGATGCGGATGCGGAAACCTTCCCCCTCAATAAACCGGTGCTGATTACCAATGTGCAGAGCGCAATTGCAAAGGCCGGTAAAAAAGGCACGCTGGCGGCGTCGTTGCAGGCCATCGCTGACCAGTCAAAACCAGTCACCGTTGTCGTGCGTGTTGAAGACGGCACCGGCGACGACGAGGAAACGAAACTCGCGCAGACCGTTTCCAATATCATCGGCACCACTGACGAAAACGGTCAGTACACCGGACTGAAAGCCCTGATGACACGATGGCTGAGGCGCACATGTGGGCTATTGATAAGCCCATCACCGCAACGCTGATTCGCGACATCGTTGACGGCATCAATGCCAAATTCCGTGAACTGAAAAGCAACGGTTATATCGTGGATGGCACATGCTGGTTCAGTGAAGAAGCCAATGATGCGGAAACCCTCAAGGCCGGAAAACTGTATATCGACTACGACTATACCCCGGTGCCTCCTCTCGAAAACCTGACCCTGCGCCAGCGTATTACTTCAAGATACCTGGCAAGTCTGGTCACCTCGGTTAACAGCAATTAAGGAGCCTGACCGATGGCAATGCCGCGCAAACTCAAGTTAATGAACGTCTTTCTGAACGGCTACAGCTATCAGGGCGTCGCGAAGTCCGTCACGCTGCCAAAACTGACCCGTAAGCTCGAAAACTATCGCGGTGCGGGGATGAACGGCAGCGCACCGGTAGACCTCGGCCTTGATGACGATGCGCTGTCAATGGAGTGGTCGCTCGGGGGCTTCCCGGATTCGGTTATCTGGGAACTTTACGCCGCAACCGGTGTGGATGCCGTGCCGATTCGTTTTGCAGGCTCTTACCAGCGTGACGATACCGGCGAAACGGTGGCCGTCGAAGTGGTCATGCGTGGCCGTCAGAAAGAAATCGACACCGGCGAGGGTAAACAGGGAGAAGACACCGAGTCGAAAATCTCCGTGGTCTGCACCTATTTCCGGCTGACGATGGACGGTAAGGAGCTGGTCGAAATTGACACCATCAACATGATTGAGAAGGTGAACGGCGTCGACCGGCTGGAGCAACACCGCCGCAATATCGGCCTGTGATTTTCATCCGGTCAGCCTGGCTGACCGGTTAACCCTGATTCAGAAGTGAGAAAACCATGAACAAAGAAAATGTGATTACCCTGGACAATCCGGTCAAGCGTGGTGAGCAGGTTATCGAACAGGTCACGCTGATGAAACCCAATGCCGGGACGCTGCGCGGTGTCAGTCTGGCAGCGGTCGCGAACTCCGAAGTCGATGCACTGATTAAGGTGCTGCCGCGCATGACGGCACCGATGCTGACCGAGCAGGAGGTCGCCGCGCTGGAACTGCCTGACCTTGTGGCGCTGGCCGGTAAGGTGGTCGGTTTTTTGTCGCCGAACTCGGTGCAGTAACGTTTCCGAAAAATCTCTCGGTCGATGACCTGATGGCGGATGTGGCAGTGATATTTCACTGGCCGCCATCAGAACTGTATCCCATGAGCCTGACCGAACTCATCACATGGCGCGAAAAGGCGCTCCGGCGAAGCGGAAACACGAATGAGTAACAATGTAAAATTACAGGTATTGCTCAGGGCTGTTGACCAGGCATCCCGCCCGTTTAAATCCATCCGCACAGCGAGTAAGTCGCTGTCGGGGGATATCCGGGAAACACAACAATCACTGCGCGAGCTGAACGGTCACGCATCCCGTATTGAGGGATTTCGCAAGACCAGCGCACAGCTCGCCGTGACTGGTCAGGAACTGAAAAAAGCCAGACAGGAAGCCGCAGCTCTGGCTGTCCAGTTTAAAAATACTGAACGACCGACAAATGCACAGGCAAAGGCAATGGAAGCCGCGCGTAAAAATGCGTCTGAGTTACAGGCGAAATATAACAGCCTGAGATTGTCGGTACAGCGCCAGCGTCAGGAATTGAGTCAGGCGGGTATTAATACCCGTAATCTGGCGCATGATGAACGAGGGCTGAAAAACCGTATCAGTGAAACCACCGCACAGCTTAACCGGCAGCGTGACGCGCTGGTGCGTGTCAGTGCGCAACAGGCAAAACTTAATGCAGTAAAACAGCGTTATCAGGCCGGAAAGGAACTGGCCGGAAACATGGCCTCAGTGGGCGCTGCTGGTGTGGGGATTGCGGCGGCGGGAACGATGGCCGGAGTTAAGCTGCTGATGCCCGGCTATGAGTTTGCGCAGAAAAACTCAGAATTGCAGGCCGTGCTGGGTGTGGCAAAAGACTCCGCCGAAATGGCCGCGCTACGCAAGCAGGCGCGCCAGCTCGGCGACAATACCGCAGCCTCGGCGGATGATGCAGCCGGTGCGCAGATTATCATTGCGAAAGCCGGTGGGGATGTTGATGCCATTCAGGCGGCAACGCCGATCACGCTGAATATGGCGCTGGCGAACCGTCGCACGATGGAAGAAAACGCCGCTCTGCTGATGGGGATGAAATCCGCCTTTCAGCTTTCAAACGATAAGGTCGCTCATATCGGGGATGTTCTCTCCATGACGATGAACAAAACCGCCGCCGATTTTGACGGCATGAGCGATGCGCTGACCTATGCCGCACCTGTGGCAAAAAATGCCGGTGTCAGCATTGAAGAAACCGCCGCAATGGTCGGGGCACTGCATGATGCAAAAATCACAGGCTCAATGGCGGGGACGGGAAGTCGTGCCGTGTTAAGCCGCCTGCAGGCACCGACGGGAAAAGCATGGGATGCACTCAAAGAACTTGGTGTGAAAACCTCAGACAGTAAGGGAAACACCCGGCCAATATTTACCATTCTGAAAGAAATGCAGGCCAGTTTTGAGAAAAACCGGCTCGGTACTGCCCAGCAGGCTGAATACATGAAAACCATTTTCGGGGAGGAAGCCAGCTCAGCCGCCGCCGTGCTGATGATTGCCGCCTCAACCGGAAAGCTGGACAAACTGACTGCTGCGTTTAAAGCCTCAGACGGGAAGACCGCAGAGCTGGTAAATATCATGCAGGACAATCTCGGCGGTGACTTTAAGGAGTTTCAGTCCGCTTATGAAGCGGTGGGGACAGACCTGTTTGACCAGCAGGAAGGCGCACTGCGTAATCTCACGCAGACGGCCACAAAGTATGTGTTAAAACTAGACGGCTGGATCAAGAAAAACAAATCACTGGCGTCAACCATCGGCCTCATTGTCGGTGGCGCACTGGCGCTTATTGGCATCATCGGTGCCATTGGTCTTGTAGCCTGGCCGGTTATCACCGGCATCAATGCCATTATCGCGGCAGTGGGCGCAATAGGGGCAATCTTCACGACGGTTGGCAGTGCCGTTATGACGGCCATCGGGGCGATTAGCTGGCCGGTTGTGGCCGTGGTGGCCGCCATTGTCGCCGGGGCGTTGCTTATCCGTAAATACTGGGAGCCTGTCAGCGCATTCTTTGGCGGTGTGGTTGAAGGGCTGAAAGCAGCATTTGCGCCGGTGGGGGAACTGTTCACGCCACTTAAGTCGCTGTTTGACTGGCTGGGCGAAAAGTTACAGGCCGCTTGGCAGTGGTTTAAAAACCTGATTGCCCCGGTTAAAGCCACCCAGGACACCCTGAACCGTTGCCGTGACACGGGCGTCATGTTCGGGCAGGCACTGGCTGACGCGTTGATGTTGCCGCTTAATGCGTTCAACAAACTGCGCAGTGGTATTGACTGGGTACTGGAAAAACTCGGTGTTATCAACAAAGAGTCAGACACACTTGACCAGACCGCCGCCAGAACTCATGCCGCCACGTATGGCACCGGTGGTTATATTCCGGCGACCAGCTCTTATGCAGGCTATCAGGCTTATCAGCCGGTCACGGCACCGGCTGGCCGCTCTTATGTAGACCAGAGTAAAAACGAATATCACATCAGCCTGACGGGTGGTACTGCGCCGGGGACACAGCTTGACCGCCAGTTACAGGATGCGCTCGAAAAATACGAGCGGGATAAACGTGTGCGCGCCCGTGCCAGCATGATGCATGACGGTTAAGGAGGTGACGAAAAATGATGCTCGCGTTAGGTATGTTTGTTTTTATGCGCCAGACGCTGCCACACCAGACCATGCAGCGTGAATCTGATTATCGCTGGCCGTCAAATTCCCGTATCGGTAAACGGGATGCCTACCAGTTTCTCGGTGTTGGCGAGGAAAACATGACGCTTGCCGGTGTGCTTTATCCTGAACTGACCGGCGGAAAGCTGACGATGACCACGCTCAGGCTGATGGCAGATGAAGGCCGGGCGTGGCCGTTGCTGGATGGCACCGGCATGATTTACGGCATGTATGTCATCAGCAAGGTGAGTGAAACAGGGAGTATTTTCTTTGCAGACGGCACACCCCGGAAAATTGATTTTACGCTGTCGCTCACCCGCGTTGATGAATCACTGGCCGCGCTTTATGGCGATATCAGTAAACAGGCGGAGTCGCTCATCGGTAAGGCCGGCAGTATGGCGACCAGATTCACAGGTATGACGGGGGCGGGATAATGCTGGATGCGCTGACATTTGATGCAGGCAGTACGCTGACGCCGGATTATATGCTGATGCTCGACAGCAGGGATATTACCGGCAATATCAGCGACCGTCTGATGAGCATGACCCTGACGGATAACCGGGGCTTTGAGGCTGACCAGCTTGATATTGAACTGAACGATGCCGACGGGCAGGTCGGGCTGCCGGTTCGTGGCGCTGTCCTGACGGTGTATATCGGCTGGAAAGGTTTTGCCCTGGTATGCAAAGGAAAATTTACCGTTGATGAGGTTGAACACCGGGGCGCACCGGATGTGGTCACCATCCGCGCCCGGAGTGCAGATTTTCGCGGGACGCTCAATTCCCGCCGTGAAGGCTCCTGGCATGACACCACGCTCGGTGCGATTGTTGAGGCGATAGCCTCCCGTAACAGGCTGGAAGCCAGTGTCGCTCCGTCACTGGCCGGAATTAAAATCCCGCACATCGACCAGTCGCAGGAGTCTGATGCAAAATTCCTGACCCGCCTTGCTGAACGCAACGGCGGTGAGGTGTCGGTAAAAATGGGAAAACTGTTGTTTCTCAATGCGGGGCAGGGGGTGACGGCCAGCGGTAAAAAAATCCCGCAGATTACCATCACCCGCAGCGATGGCGACCGTCATCATTTTGCGATTGCTGACCGCGGAGCCTACACAGGTGTAACGGCAAAGTGGTTACACACCAAAGACCCGAAGCCGCAAAAGCTGCGTATTACCGTGAAG